TCATGCTGGCAGGTGTTTATCCATGCGTGAGTTAACGGCTACTTTGCCCCTACCAACAGACTTTTTACGTCCTGCCTGAATACGAGCAAGCATGGCATACAGCTTACGCGCACCCGCTTCAGTTGACCCATTGCCTAGCTCGGACACGATACGCGCAGGAACCACAAATTCCCCGTCGGCAAGTCGCGCAGGTTTTTTTGCTCTACCAATAGTTGCCGGGATGCTATCTGACACCCCATCACCCGGCCCACGCAGCAGCCTGCCACCGTCTGAGTAACCGCCGAGGGAGCCTAGACCACCGTGAGCAAAACGCCCAACTACACCGCCATTAGCTTTGTCGTAGCCTGCCCCAAGACCCTCCCCATAACCACTACCACTTTCAGCACCACTTGATGGGCCACTATCAGGGCCAATGGGAGCAGCCGTAGCACCTGAAACAGCATCTGCACGGGCTTGGGATTCCGCTGCCGTGGGGGCGTCTATTGCGGTCAAACCGGTGGGCCCGATATTGAAAGAACCTAAGTCGGTCTTATCAACTGTTTTGCCGTCAATGTCAACGGAACCTACGCCACGACCTGTACGCCCCTCGTGACTAAAACTTGGGTCTACGTTTCTGGCAAGTGCATCTGAGATGCCTCGTAGCGCACTACCGTAAAGTCCGGGTTTTTGTTGCCCCGTAATGGGGTCTATGCTCATATTACCGAGCCTAGCTGCTGCGCTATTTGCAAGCGAAGCTAAACCCGTAGTTGGTCCACTAACGCCATTGATGTTAGTAGCGCCGGGAATACCGTATCCGCCGCCCGGACCCGGACTTTGCCCGTTCTCTGCACCACCGGGAGGTTCTAGCGTGGTTACTGGGGTTGTCGGAGTTGTCGGGGTCGGAGTAGCGGCACCAGCGGGGACCCATGTGTATTGACCCGTTGCTGGGTTGTACACGTACTTTCCGCTACTGTAGGTTTTTTCTCCAGCCGCCGCATTAGCTGCATCAATAGCTGCAGAACTAGGCGAGTAGCCGTAGTACATCTGTTCTTTGCCAAAATTACTACCGTAGTTACCGTTAGTGGGTACATCGGGTTGGGGGAAATAGTTGGGGTCGTTTCTGAGGCTCATAATGCGGTCTTTATTCTAAGCACTTGGCTGTTGATGGTTGCACCCGTAGTGGTGTCTCGGTAAACGTCCCCAATCCTTAAATTGGCGAAGTCAGCATCCGTCGGCAAGCTGGGGGAAGTGCCAGACGTAGGAAAAAAGCTCAAGCCCGATACTACATCGGTTCCGTTAGTTTGTGTAGACCCGGCCATTGGCCCAGCGTTGTCCAGTTGGTTGAAGTACAGCCGCAACAAACTCAACAATTGGTTCATGTAAACAGGGTCATACTCCTGCGGGGGGCTAGGTAGCCGGGGGGCTACTACGTTCTTTTGTGCCATTACCCGCCTCGTCTGCCGTCTTGGCGGATGTCAATTCTTGGAGCGCCTAGCTGCCATTGAGTGCCAAGGGTGTTGGAACTGATCTTCATCGCCATCTGCCGTGCCCTGACCCGGATATTCAACTGCCCGTTGTAAGTGTCTAGGTCAATGGGGTAGGTCTGGGTTGCTGTGACTGTACCCTCTGCGCTGCTGCTAGTTCCACCGACTGACTTGGGGTTGTTAAAACCAGAGCCAGAGTTTTGCAAAGGCAGAAGCTGCATGGTCAAGCTAGGCGTTGTCCCGTCAGTGGAGCCATTAAAGGTCAAGTCTGGCAGCATCCTCCAGACAAATGCAAAGTCGTGCCCGTCGCCAATATCAAACTGGGACGAGGTGATGAATGCGTTGATTGGAGCAAGCGTGGCGGTTGTTCCGTCATCTACTCCCAGTTCGTGCTGGACAAGATTGTTGTTGTATGTCGCTGCAAGCGGGTAGTCTTGAAGACCGCTATCCAACCATGCAGTTCGTGCCATAGTGCCGTAGTACCAGACATTCTCTATGTAGTTGAAAACCACATAGCTGTCGTTGGTCGTAGAACCGTTACTGGGGTAGAACCACCATACTTCACTGAAACCTTCATTGGTGGCTGCATATACTTGTTCAAACTGGCTCCGATCAATGTCGTTGTAGACATACCTGAGCAAGTCGCAGTTGAGCGTTTGCAGCCGTCCGTCGTACTTGTAGAACTTGTCTACGCCCATCCAATAAATAATCCCTGCTGCCAAAGCCACCGCATTGGGGCCAGCAATAGAGGTGTTGTCAGCCAACAACTGTGACCCCCAGACATACGGTGGGCCAAGGTACTGAAGGGAATAAAGGGCAGCATCTGTAAACACCACAATCTCTTGCTTGCTCTGGATAGCTGTCACGATGGTAGAGCCGTGGGACAGGGTGATGCTACCTGCCTGATTGGTAATTGCTGGCGACCACTCCACAACACTTTCTTGGTCAGACCACCGGATTAGGAGTGGATTGACTGACGTTGATCCAATGTCGTTGGTTCCAAAGCAAAGCACAAAACGGCTTGCGTCAGAGACAAGGAACGCTATTTGAGTCAGTGGAACACTGCTTGCCCCATTTAGCTGTGATACCAGTACTCCACGCTGGGATACCGTGTGCGTACCCGACTGACTGCCCGTAGTGATGATGAGCGCCCCTGTGGGGGTCAGCGACAGGTTGAATGTGGTAGACGACACAAACCGGGTGTAATAGGTTGTGCCTACCAGCAGACCTGTTGGCAGTGCGCCAGTGGTTTCAAACACAATGGCTGTCAGATCAGGAAGGACAGTAGTAGAAGTGACAACGCAGGGGTTGGCAATTGTCATGGTAACTGTAGCCGCTTGGTAGCCGATAGTGGCATCCCAGTAGTACAGTGGCCCACCCCTCGGGCCGTAGATCAGGTCTTCACCAAAGTTAAATTGGTTCCATATCCGCATAGCGTCCGAAGAAGTGGCGCTGTTGCCCCAAGTACCAGAACCCCAAGTGCCAGAACCCCAGCCCACCAACGGTACAGCGTAAGCAGGGCCAGTATTGATTTGATAAACAGCATAGACCGTGCCGCCACCTGTAGTTGTAGACGTTGCCGCAGATGCTGCGGTAATGGTGTAGGTCGTACCAACGGAATAGGCTATCTGATACTCGCCAGAGATCGTTATGCCACCTACTGCGGTAGCACCTGTAAACGTCACGAAATCATTGTTGATGTAACCGCCCGTGGCGTCCGTGACTGTGACCGTAGTTGAGCCGTTGACTGTGGCAAACGGGTTGGTTAGCGTGTGGACAGTCTGGGTAGGGGTGATGTCGTAGTAAGTACCGCCATTAAGTATGTAGAACTTGAGGTTTGTGCCAACCCCAATCAGGTTCTGGTAACTAAAGGTGACCCAGTTCCACAGGGAACGGCAGACGCCCAAGAACGTGTTAGCAGATATGCGTACCCAGCCGCCTATCTTTTCAGGTGTACCTTGCCGAAACCGGACGTTATCCGACTCGTAGTAGCCGCCCTCTCTAGCGTAACGAGTTCCTTCCCTGTTTACACCCGGCTTGAGCTGAATTTTCTGTAGTGGCATGGATCAATCCTAAGATAGGAACAGAGCGCGTTCGTCGTTTCTGCGCTTGACTAGCCCCGGTAGGATTTTACCCCCGCCCCGTGTAAACTTCAAGAACTCGTCTGCCGCCGCTTCAACCTCTCCCCGAAGAACCTTCTGACGGAGGGTTGATCGCTGTACGCCGCCCAGACCGAGATTAAAAGCAAAGCTGACAAGAGCGTCGTTTTGGCCTTGGGTAAGAACCACAGGAAAAAGTTTGGCGACCCCAACTTCAAATCGCTGGAGATCAGCACCAAGGATTCCATCTACTTCGGCTCCTGAAAATACGCGGTTATCTTCCGCTTTAAGCGGGTAAGCGTCTCTTTGATCCAGAGGTAAACGACCTTGATCGGGGTATAAAACATGGCCTACTCCTACAGTCCAGAGCCGCGCTGGGCAGCGGTACGGTTTAAATCGCACCCCCTCATGGTGCTTGATCATCTCTTTGCACCGTTGAGAGACTTTCATTTCTTGCTGAACGCTTGGCTTCCAAACCAGAAACTGATGATCAACGTCCAGATAGTTTGCGTTTCATCGTCCCAAAGGTTATTCAGCATGATCTGAAAATCTACGGCGTGATGCCATGCATAAGCAAATCCAGCCACCTCAACAAACACCAGCAGGAGGAACATACCGTAAGTGATGTTGGGCCTTACGCCCGCCCGCAGATTGATCACCCACTGGCTTGCACCTTGACCAATGGCTATGTCGTGCGCGTACAGGGCGCTGCGCTCGGCTGATGCAGCTTCAACCATCTGCCCCTCAAACTTGATCTCCTCCACCCGCTGCATGACTTCAAAGCCAGCTTTGCGGAGTTCCAGTTCGCGCTCTGTCTGGAGCCTTGCCATCGTGAGTTCGTGGGTCTTGTCTGCGCGGTCTTGGAAAAAACCAAGCACCTTGGGCAAGCCGCCAGCAAGGAAACCAAATAGCGATGAGAGTAGGGTTAGCATCATTTGTCCTTTAGGTCAAAACTCAGGTTTGCATGGCGGGGGTACTGAACCACACGCTCACCCTCCGGGCATTTGTACTTGATCGTTGCCAGCAATGTAGCTGAACCCGGCGCAATCTTCTCTTTTCTCACCATCGTGAGTTGGTACGTGAACGTGTCAATTGTTGGCCCTGCTGGGCCGCTGAACTTGCTCGCCGTAGTCGTTGCCTCATGCACCATACCTGCGGCGTCACGGATGCTGGGGGTAAAACTCTCCACGGAGCAGTCATCCCGCTTTTTGATCCGGGCCACTGTCACATTGATAGGTTGCCCCGCCGCTGCCACAATTTTAAAATGCTCTGGTGACCACTCAAGGATAGCTCGGTCAAACCACCCAAACTTGTCTGCCAACGTGTACCCGCCGCCAATGGCTGCAATGCTGGCTGCGACTGCTCCAATGGCTTTGGTAAGGTCAATCATTTGTCCCGCCTATTCCACATTTCAAATAAAGCCTTGATCTTCTCTTCCAGTACCGCCACGCGCAAATCCAACTTTGCCAAGACGATAATCAGGGTGATCAGCGCCAGCAGGATCGGCCATGCTTTGGATAGGACTTCAAATAAATCCACATCATCGCCCAAATGTCAAAGAGGCGTAAACGATAGCGGACATGGAAACAATCAAGACACCCGTGGTCTTCATAATCACGCCCTCAAGCCTTTTGAGCCGCGCATTGATCTGTGCATACCTCTCAGCACAAACGGCCTCGTGGCTCGTCAATCGGATGTCTATTTCACTCATGGTGCGTCAGGCCAAGTTATGGTCCAAGGAAATCCAGCCTGTGCTGGGATGTCTCGCAAGGCTTGGCAGTAATCTTTCCACGCCTGTGAAGGTGTCATATCACTGCGAAACCGCCAATCAGTCTCAGTCAGCTTGTCATCCCGGCTGGTGCGTATCGCCTTGGCTTGCTCTGCGTCCTTGCTGGCCTTGTAAGCAGCCTCTTGCTCGGCAGCAGTTGAGTCTGCTGTGTCGGTGAAAACAGGGCCGAGGATGTACTTGGTGTACCACTTGCCATCAATCTGCTCAACACCAGCCGCTTGGCTGTACTGGTAGACCGTCCCGCCAGAGGCTTGTGGGCCTTCAAAGACTACATCAGCGCCTAGTGCTGTCAAGACCTCGGTTGTCGTTGTGTCCCACGCTGGGCCACCATTGGCTTTTTGGTATGCACGAAACTCTGCCTCGTACATTACCTGACCGTCATTTGTTCTGATTTGCATGATGTGTCCTTATGCGATTGCGAGTCCAATGTAGGTTGCAGAAGTTACGTTAACGTCTGTTGCTGATACCTGATTAACAATAAACCCTGTGTTGTCAGTATCCACGCTGTCGTCTGTCGTGACTTCAGCGGCTGTTGAATTAAGGCTGAGGTGTGGATCATTCCCTGCCACAATTCCCCTTGCGCTGTCCCAGACGTACCAATCACCAGTTGAGTCTGTACGCTTAATCATTACGAATCTTGACCCGCCTGTGAAGCCACAGTTAATTGTCTGTGATGAGCCGTTGCCTGTATATGAAAACACTTTGGACACACCAGCACAGGTTGCGAAGAGGTAGGCTACATATGTAGAGCCAGAACCATTTACCCAATTAGATGTACCAAGCGAAAAAACAGAAGAAGTAGGACTTGTGTCATTCCACCTTGTTGTGGAGGTTTGAGGTACATCAGTTCTGTTTAATTTTAGATAATTTGTATTATTACCAAAATAAACATTCCACTCCTCAGCAATGCTACGACCTTTTACAATCATCAGCTCAGGTACTACCGTTAAATTATGCGCCACTGTAAGACCAGCAGCTCCCGTCCCCGTATAGCAAACCTCATCAAAGAAGCCGGGGGCGCGGCGAAAACTCCAACTTACATAAATGACTGCCGAGCTATTTAAATTTCCATCAATACCTAAAGAATAACCATCCATATTGAAAGCACTAACACCAGAAACTGTATTTTCAGCAGCTGTTGTGTTCATAGAAAGCCGTTGATTTACACCTCTAAGGCGGTCATAGTCTGTGCCGTAATATCCATAATCAGGCGACCTTGGTTTTGTCATAACCATGTCAGGTGAAAAACCAACTCCTGATATTGTTGCAATTGAACCTGTTCCTGAGTATGTAGTGCCTTTATAAACACTCGTCCCCAGCGTAGGCACTTTCATCGGGCCACGGCGTATGGCTATGTAGATGTAGGTTTCACTTGCCGCAAAACCAGTTAAAGAAACTCCTACAGCCGTTGGCAGTGGGCCATTTTCATTTGCGGACTCTGCGGCAGCATTACTCCAGAATAAATATGATGCTGTATTTACTGTCGCTGGCATTGCTCGCATATTGTCAAACACTGTCCATTGTCCAGAAGCTATATTCTTTCGCATGAATAACTGCGGTTCATACCCAAGGCTCACCGTAGCGTTACCACTGCCATCAGTAGTAAACGACCCACACGAAATCACATTGTCCGTACCCGTCAGGCCAAAGCCGCCTGCGTCATGGGCAAAGAGGTAGGCTACGTATGTTGCGCCTGATGCGTTAACACTTGCGTCAGTGCCTACGCTGAAGACTGTGCTTGTAGGGGTTGTGCTGTTCCACCATGTTGCGCCTGTAGCTTTGGCGGCTGTGCTGTTTAAAACAAGGTATTCGGTATTGGCAAGACTGCGATGGTAGACAGCCCAATCATAACCATACGTAGTTGTTCGCTTGACCATAATACAACCCGGCACTGAGCCGAGATTGTGGGCAATAGTTCTGTTAACTCCTGTCCCCGTATACGTCAAAACATCAAAAAATTTTGCTTGCTCTCGGAATGTCCACGAGACAAAGTTTTCACCAGAAGCATTGACATTATTTGCCGGGCCTATCCTATACCCATTACTATTAAATTGATTTAAACCATTTGATTCCGTTGTCTGCTGTCCTGCGTCATCACTGGTTATTTCAAATGTTGCCCCTCGCACAGTGTCAATTAAACTATTTGTTCTTGCCGCACTTCTATCTTTACTCCAAGTCAATCCACCCTTACCAGACAGGTCAATATTATTGATGATGGTTTGCGTAGCACCTGTACCCGTATAAAGAAACGTGCTGAACACGTCCTCAATGTAGTTGGCAACAGTCGCCTGTGCAAACTCACCAAAGCCTTGGGCTGATGCCGCACCCCTTGTTTGTACTAATGGCATATCAGTCCTTATGCAAACTTGGTCTGCGAGGCAAAGACAGTGAATGCCGCACTGCCCGTCTTCACGATGGTGTACATATAGACGTCGACCGAACTTGCGTTACCAGCCGCTGGTGCTGTGCCGCCTTGATACTTGGGAGTCACTGTTGTGCCATCTACCTGAACCACATTGTTGTAATAGGCAGTCGAGCCTTGCGTGACCAAGAAAGCCACAGTCACAGACTGCCCCGTAGTCATGGCAGTGTTCAACGATGTGCCGCTGGACGCCCTGAAGTTGACAGTCCAGTTGGCTGATGCGTTGCTAGTGTAATACTGGACAGACTGGGTGGTGACATCGTAGTTGATCGTGCCTGTAGCCGCTGTTGCTGAGACTGTTGCCACCTCTGCCGTGTCGTTCAAAATCATCGCAAGGGTAGCTGATGTACCGCTGAATGTCTGAGTACCTGTAAAGGTCTGGGCCGTAGATAGACTTGCCACATCAGACAGGGTGTTGCTACCAAAAGCAATGGTCTTGTTGGTCAGCGTCTGGGTTCCCGTTGCCGTGACAAGGTTGGTTGGCGTGATGATGTCAGATAGGGTTGTCATGGCTTACTCCTGAGTGGGCCAAACGACAGTGTTTGGGAACCCTGCTTGTGCTGGTACATCGCGCAGTGCTTGGCGGTATGGGGCATATTTATCTTTAGTGGCTTGGGGCGTATCAGCACCCTGAGTCCAGTCCGTTGCAGCTAGTTTTGCGCTGCGCTCTGCCCTAACCTCTGCGGCTTTGCGGTCGTTAGCGCCAGCATCCCACGCTGCCTTCTTTGTATCGTATTCGGCTTGCTCTTCAGCCGTATAGGGAATCTGAACAATCTCGCCAGTGCTTACATTTGCTTGTATGGTGTGCATGATGATTCCTTAAATGTACGCAATGTTGATTTGTCCAGCGTCAAATGTATCTGTTCCACCGCTAGTTGTAAGACGAACACGATCAAGCACCGCTGAGAGTGATTTGGTTCCCGCTGTAGTAAAAGTTATGTCGCCAGCAACAGTGTCACATAACAATCCAGTTCCAGCCCACGTAAATGCCGATGAATTTTCAAGAGTTAAAGTAATGCTGCCATTCAACTGCTGCGAAGCAACAATAGATTGAATAGCATAGCCCGATGCGGCTGTGGAGAAACCGATGGTTGCGCCGTTAAAAACATGAGAATTGCTCGTATATCCTGTAGTCTCAATTCCGCCAGAATCACCTATTTGAAGCAGTTTATTAGATGTTCCGTTTGTGGAAACGCCAACAAATGAAATTATGATTTGCTTAACACCCGCTGGAATCCCCGTAAAGTCAATGCTTGTGCCAGAGGTTGTAGCTACCGGGGTGCCAAGCGTAAAGCCAGCAGAAATAGCGGCCCAAGAAGCATCGCCACGCCAGAATGTAGAAGCCGAGGCAGATGTGCCGCTGTTTAAATTAGTAACCGGCAAGTTACCCGTTACGCCAGTAGTCAGAGGCAGTCCCGTTGCATTGGTCAGCGTCCCGCTTGCTGGTGTACCAAGGACAGGTGCAGTCAATACCGGGGCTGTCAGCGTCTTGTTGGTGAGAGTCTGTGTCCCGGTCAGCGTGACAGCCGTGCCGCCATTGCCGCCAATCTGTGCAAACACTTCCCAGCTTGCTGTACCAGAACTGTTGTAGACAAACTGAACAGACGCCCCGCTGATGTCGCAAACCAAGTCCTGCGCCACATCAGCT